AAGCACCGTTAGCCGTCGCGCGGCCGATGATCGACGAATTCCTCGACATGCTGCGGCCGGAAACCTTGATCGGCAAGATCCCAGGGTTGCGCAATGTGCCGTTTAACATCTCCGTTCCCGTGCAGACGGGCGGCGGCACGTATCTCTGGGTGGGGGAAACCGCGCCGAAGCCGGTGGGAAATCTCCAGTTCGCGACGGTCGTCCTGGGAATCGCGAAGGCTGCTGGGATCATCGTGATTTCGGAAGAACTCGCGAAGATTTCGAGTCCGTCGGCGGAAGGCGTGATCCGCAACGACATGATCAAGGGGATGGCGCAGTATCTCGATCTGCAGTTCATCGACCCGACGATCGCGGCTGTCGCCAACGTCTCGCCGGCCTCGATCACCAATCTCGCGAATGGCTACGCGACGGCTGGCACCTCCGCCGACAACGCGCGCACGGACCTGAAGAAGGCTATCACCCTGATGACGGCCAACAACTATCCGATCTCCGAACTGGTGTTCATCATGTCGGAGGCGAATGCCTTCGCGTTGGCGGTGGCACTCACGGCCAATGGCGTGCTCGTGAATCCGGGCCTGACGATGAAGGGCGGCAACATCCTTGGCGTGCCGGTTGTGACCAGTCAGGCGGCCGGATCCGTTGTGGCGCTCGTGCATGCGCAGTCGATCCTCTTTGCGGATGACGGCGGCGTGAACATCGACGTTAGCCGCGAAGCCACGGTCGAAATGAACACCGCACCGACCAGCCCGGTCACGGCCTCCAGCGTGCTCGTCTCGCTCTGGCAGTCGAACTTGGTCGGGTTGCGCGCGGAACGGTTCATCAACTGGAAGCGTGCGCGAACCACGGCCGTCGTTTACACCACGGCGACCTACGTCTAGCAACTGGCGGCGCGCGTGTCGCGATGTGGCACGCGCGCCATCTTCTATGGGCAAATTACACGGGAACGACGCCACGGTGTGGATGCGGACCATCCGCCCGCACACATACGAACGCCATCCAAAGGACGTCGGCGACGTCTATCTGGCGCATGAAGAGATGGTCGAGACGATCATCAATCTGAACTTTGCCGTCCGCGACACGCCCCCGCCCACCGCAAAGAAATCCCCGGCGTAATGCAGACCCTCGGATTGGACCGCCTCACCGGCACGGTCTTCAGCCTGCAGACCAAGGCCGCGGCGCCGCCGCTGCAGCCGTTGAGCACACGCGGCGCGTGGTGGCCGTGGATCCGCGAATCATTTACAGGAGCGTGGCAGCGCAACGTGACGATCGATACGTCGACCGTGCTCACCTTCAGCGCGGTCTATGCGTGCGTGTCGCTCATCGCCTCGGACATTTCCAAAAACCGCGTCAAGCTGGTGGAGCAAACGACCGACGGGATCTGGGAAGAGAACGAGCGGACGGAGAAGTCCCCGTTTGGGGCCGTCCTACGCAAGCCGAACCGCTACCAGAACCGCGTCAAGTTTTTCGAGTGGTGGATGGTCTCGAAGCTGATCAACGGCAATGCCTACGCCTTGAAGCAACGCGAGCCGGCGCGCAAGATCGTGACGGCGCTGTATCTCCTGGACCCCACCCGCGTCACGCCGTTAGTGGCTGAAGACGGCTCGATCTATTACCAGTTGCAGCGCGATCCGCTCTCAAGTCTGCCGCAGGATATGGTCGTCGTGCCGGCCAGCGAAATCATCCACGACGTGATGTGTCCGCTCTATCATCCGTTGATTGGGGTTTCCCCGATTCACGCGTGCGGCTTGGCCGCGATGCAAGGGCTGAAGATTCAGAACAACTCCTACAAGTTTTTCTCGAATGGCTCGCAACCTGGGGGCATCATTACGGCGCCGCCCGGGATCAAGCAAAGCCAAGCCGAAGCTATCGTCGAAGCCTTCGCGACAAATTTCACTGGGGATAACTTCGGGAAAGTCGGCTTGCTGGCGGACGGGATGAAATACGAAGGGATCAAGCTCTCGAACGTCGATGCCCAGTTGATTGAGCAGTTGCACTGGACGTCAGAGACCGTGTGTTCGGCCTTCCATGTGCCGCCCTATAAAATCGGGATCGGGCCGGCGCCGTCCTACAACAACATCCAATCCCTCAACGTCGAGTATTACAGCCAGGCGCTGCAGAATCCGATCGAGACGCTCGAATTGTCCTTGGATGAGGGGTTAGAATTGCCGCGCGAACTCGGGACGGAATTCGACTTGGACAACTTGTTGCGCATGGATACCGCCACCTTGATTGCGTCGGAGAATCAGGCGCAAGGCATCAAGAAACCGAACGAATCCCGCAAGCGGCTGAATCTTCCGCCGGTCACCGGTGGCGATGATGTCTATCGCCAACAGCAGGAATTCAGCCTCGCCGCGCTCCATCGTCGCGATGAAACCACTGGCGTGCCGAACTCGCAACCCATCAGCGGACGCGTCGGTACACCGCCGGCGGAGGATGACGAGGACGAGGACGAACTCGACATGGCGGCGAGCTTCGGGGATGCCCTCCACCGCAAGATGATCGAAGCGGAGCTCTATGCCGCCTGACATGGAACGCATGGCGGCCAGTGTCGTCCTGGCCATTCAGACCGCATTAAAGCCAGTTCTGGCGCGCGTGGAGCATATCGCTTCAGGGGTGCTCGGTCTTGAGGCGCGGTTGGCGGAACTCAACGCACTCGCCGATCGCATCAAAGCCTTCGAAGACCTCTCGCGGTATCGCGGGGAGCCTGGACCGGCCGGGAAAGACGGGGCCGACGGCCTCGAAGGGAAGGCTGGACCTGAAGGCCTCCCGGGCCGGGATGGGTTGAATGGTCGCGATGGGGCCCAGGGGCTTCAAGGAGAACCAGGCGCCAACGGGGGCCCCGGCCAGAATGGCCTGAACGGTCGCGACGGCACGATCGACAATGTCAAACTCGTGCAGGTTGACGAGCGCACCTGGCAGTGGTGCTTCAAGAACGGCGATCCCGTTGAAGGCGGGACGATGCACTTCGATACGGAGCTATATCGCGGCGTCTGGCTGGACGGCAAAGCCTACGAGCGCGGCGACGGCGTCACCTGGGGCGGGTCCGAATGGCACTGTAACGAACCGACGTCGACCAAGCCCGGCGACGGTGCGAAGGCCTGGACGCTCAAAGTCAAACGCGGGCGCGACGGGAAAGACGCCGCTCCGATCCCGCCGACGACGGTCCCGATCGTGAGGACGAAGTAACGTGGAAGCCCTCTGCACCCTTGAGCAGGCCAAGAAGCATCTGCGGTTGACGTCGTCGCAGGAAGACGACGATCTGCGAATGAAGCTGACGCAGGCGCAAGCGATCGTGATCGACTACCTCGATGACAGTCGCAGCGACGCGTGGGCGGCAGAGATGCTGGCGTGGACTGAAGAGACGGTCCCGGAATTCGTTCGAGCCGCGATCCTCTTGCAGTGTGCGGAGTTGACGCGATTCCGTGGCGATGATGAAGACATTCCCACCCGTGAGCCGGGCTGTCTGTCTCCTGCGGTTGAAGCCTACCTGCGACGTGTCCGCATGCCGGTGATTGCATGACACAGAATCCCCCACGGGTCGCGATGCCGGTGGAAGTGCCGCGGCTCTGGGCGAATGAGACGTGCGTGATTCTCGGCGGCGGATCGTCCTTGACGTGGGAGGACTGCGCCTTCGTGGGCGACAAAGCGAAGGTCATCGCGATCAAGGAAGCGGGCTGCTGTGCGATTCCCGGGGACGTGGCGCCGGCGCCGTGGGCGGATGTGCTTTATGCCGCGGACGAGAAGTACTGGCGGTTTGTGAACGGGGCGCCGGACTTCATGGGCTTGAAGTATTCGATCGAAGATTGGCCCGTTGACGATCGCAACTACAAGCCCGCCATTCTCGCGGCCCGTCGGCAGGTGTATCCGAATGTGGTCTTATTGCGCAACGCTGGCGCCTACGGCCTGGAACTCAATCCCTGTGGTCTGCGGACGGGCTACAACTCCGGCTATCAAGCGATCAATCTGGCGGTGCATTTCGGCGTACGCCGCATCGTGCTCCTCGGGTTTGATATGTGGGCCGGGGCGAATGGCCGCCAAAACTGGTTCGCGAAACACCCGACACACCTGGACAGTCAATACGCCCTCTTCCTGCAGGCGTTTGCGACGATCGCGGAACCGTTGAAAGCCGCTGGCGTGGAAGTCCTGAACTGTTCACGCTTTACGGTGTTGAGCGTGTTTCCGCGCGTGCCGCTCGAAGAGGTGATCTGGTGACGGTCTGGCGCTCATTCGCTGGCCCGCGTGACGCCGAGAGATTATTGCGTGGTGCGAAGCTCCGCCACATCGGCCATACCCTTGTGCTGGACGTTGGGCCATCCGCTCACGGATGCCGAAGATGCGGCTATTCGCGACTACTGCCAGCGCAACTTTGCTGGGCTGTCGCTCCAACAGATCATCACTGAACTACAGGGGCGACGGCAGTGATCCCAGTCTCGTATTACGTCGCCTCCGAGCAGACCTCGCCGAAGTTTGCCTATGCCTTCGCGAAAGGGTGCGGCGGGAGCATCACGGCCGATCTCGACTATCTCTATGATGGCCCGGTCGCGTGCTTTGGCTCACCGCCCGTCTGGCCGTTGCTCCGTCGGGCGCGTGATGCGAATCGCGATTGGTACTATGCGGATCACGGCTATCTCGGTCGTGGCAAGTATTACCGCATCACGAAGAATGCGTATCAGCACGATGGCCGCGGCCCGGGATCGCCGGAGCGGTTTAACAGCTTTCGCCGCACGATTCAGCCCTGGCGCACCACGGGCGCCCATGTGCTGGTGTGCCCCAATTCCAACGTGTATTTCGGCTTGCACGGGATCGACGGAGACGAGTGGGTGCGGACGGTGACGGACACGCTGCAGACGTACACCCGGCGGCGGATTGTGGTGCGCTGGAAGACCACGCCGACACCCATCGCGGAGGATCTCCGCAACGCCTGGGCCGTCGTGGTCTTCAGCAGTGCCGCGGCGATTGATGCGTTGATCGCAGGTGTGCCGAACTTCACCCTCGCGCCCTTTGCGGCGACGGCTCGTATGGGCCTCGATGACCTAACACAGATTGAAAAGCCGATCCGGCCTGGCGGGCGCGCGGGCTTTCTCCATGCGCTCGCGGCCAATCAATTCACGATTCCTGAGCTCTTGAGTGGGATGGCGTGGCGGCATCTGCAAGCATGAATATCTATATCGGCTACGACTCGGCGGAACCCGTGGCGTATCACACGCTGGTGCATTCGCTGCTGGCGCGCTCGTCAGTGCCGCTGACGATTACGCCGTTGGTGCGGCGTCATCTGGGCGTCGAAGGCTATACGCGGGCGCGCGGGCCGCTCGAGTCGACGGAATTTTCGCTGACGCGGTTCCTCGTGCCACATCTGTCCGGCTACAAAGGCCGATCCGTCTTCATGGACTGCGACATGCTCTGTCGCGTCGACATCGCGAACCTCATGCTGGACATCATCAGCCAGTCCGACAAGGCTGTCGTCGTCTGTCAGCATGACTACACGCCCGCCGGCGCGACCAAGTTTCTCAACCAGCCGCAGACGGTGTACGAGAAGAAAAACTGGTCCAGCCTGATGGTCTTCAATAACGCCAAATGTAAGGCCTTGACGCCGCCCTACGTGAACACCGCCTCCGGCTTGGACCTCCATCGCTTTCAGTGGTTGGCGGATGACCGGCAGATCGGCGCGCTGCCGCTCGCCTGGAATCATCTCGTCAGTGAATACAGCCGCGATGACGCTGCAAAAATACTTCACTGGACTAGTGGTGGCCCCTGGCATGAGGGCTTCGAAGACGTCGACTTTGCCGAAGAGTGGCGGATCGAGCGGGCGGCGATGTTACACGCCGCGCGAAATGTAAAGGAAGGTGTGCCATCGGCTTCGGCGACGAAATCTTAGGGGCCGGACAAGCCCAGCGTTTGTATGACGCGGACCCGTCAACGCGGATCGCCGTCGTGGACGCGCAGGGGCACGCCCGCTGGTCGGAGCTGTGGGATCACAATCCGATCCTCGCGCGGCCATCGGACGTGGCCCGGGGCGAAACGGTTCGCACCGTCGTCAACGGCCCGAACTGCCGCCCCTACATCGCGTATCCCTTCTCGAAGGAATCCGGCTGGACGTTCAATAAGGCGTTTCGCTGTCGGGATCACCTGGCCAAGATCTACTTGACCGATGTGGAGAAAGCCCGAGGGACACGCGCGCGCGAGCAGTACGGTCCGTATGTCCTGATCGAACCGTTTACCAAGCACGAGAACTTCCGC